TGGAAAAAGTTGAAATATCTCTAAATCTTTAGCCGGCGAAAATTATTTTCTCTGGTAGGGTTATAATCAAATGACAGGTGGTGGTTTAATGCAGCTCGTTGCCTATGGCGCCCAGGACGTTTACCTTACGGGTAACCCGCAGATCACCTTCTTCAAGGTGGTTTACCGCAGACACACCAACTTCGCGATGGAGGCGATTGAGAATCCTTTCAACGGCTCCCCGGGCTTCGGTCGCCGTGTGACGTGCACGATCCAGCGCAACGGCGACTTGATCTACCGTATGTACCTCCAGGCCACGCTTCCGTCAGTCACACTCCAGACCAGCGACGGCTCTGGCGCCCAGTTCCGCTGGCTCAACTGGGTTGGTCACCAGCTTATCAAGAGCGTCGAGCTCGAGATCGGTGGCCAGCGCATCGACAAGCACTATGGCGACTGGCTCCAGATCTGGAACGAGCTCACGCAGGAGCCTGGCAAGCAGGCCGGCTATGCCAAGATGGTTGGCAACACGCCCCAGCTCACGAACTTGCTCACCCAGGGTGGCGAGGACTGCGACAACAGCTGCGCCGGCGGCGAGCCCAACACAAGCGTGGAGGGCCTCAAGTGCGCGCCTGAGTACACTCTGTACATCCCGCTCCAGTTCTGGTTCAACCGCAACCCTGGTCTTGCGCTCCCGCTGATCGCGCTCCAGTACCACGAGGTCCGCATCAACCTCGACTTCCAGGACATCCGCAACCTCTGCTGGGACATCTCCCCGCAGGTCAGCAACCAGCACACGGTCCGCGACCGTGTCTCAGCGGCTGGCCTCGTCGCTGCGTCCCTCTACGTCGACTACATCTACCTCGACACGGATGAGCGTCGCAAGTTCGCCCAGGTCTCCCACGAGTACCTCATCGAGACCCTCCAGTTCACGGGCGGTGAGTCCATCACCTCCTCCAGCAACAAGCTCAAGCTCAACTTCAACCACCCGTGCAAGGAGCTCATCTGGGTCGTCCAGCGCGACTCCTTCGTCTCCTGCGATGACAACGTCGTCAACCAGTGGAAGGGCCAGCAGCCGTTCAACTACTCCGACTGGTGGGACCGGGCTGTCCTTGAGTCTGGCTACTCAGTCACCCGCGTTGAGGGCCTCGCCGGCAACAACCCTGTTGTCTACGCGCTCCTCCAGCTCAACGGCCACGACCGGTTCCAGGGCCGCGAGGGACGCTACTTCAACGAGGTCCAGCCTTACCAGCACCACACCAACGTGCCGGCTGTTGGCATCAACGTGTACTCCTTCGCTCTCCAGCCCGAGCAGCACCAACCTTCAGGCACTTGCAACTTGTCCCGCATTGATAACACGACCCTCCTCCTCACGGTCTCCAACAACGCTGTTGGCACTGCGACAAGCTCCACGGTCCGTGTCTACGCGACAAACTACAACGTGCTCCGCATTATGTCAGGAATGGGCGGGCTTGCTTACTCAAATTAAGTATGAAACCACCCAGTGGTTTGTACAAAAAATTCATAAAAACATAATCAAGATTCTTAAGAATCTTAAGTGTGTTTATTTGAGCCTAAACTCCCGCAAGTTACCCAATATAGATGTGGGCAGATCTACCTATTGAATTCATAGACGCCGCATATCTAGTAGGCAGTGTACTCTTTACACTCATTTTCTTGGAAATCTATCCATACTGACCTAAACCTTCTATCAATTCCCAATTAGATGTCTTCGTGGAACCCGAATGCCATTCAAAAGAAACGACCGCCTCCACCTACTACACTTATTATTACGCACAACAGCGGCTTCTTTTCTTGCTGCAGTGTTCGTCTGGATAATATTATCAAGTATTTCAACCAAAATCGCAGGTTACCACTGATTGTAGATAGTTCTGCACAATTTGACTGGTACAAGCCACCAAGGAGTCATAAGGCATCGATTGTAGAGACTTATTTTACTACAGATCTCAGCGGAATACTTTTCAGAGGACCGATTAACTATGGGCATTGGTTTCAGCTAATAGACTATAAAAAGATAGAATTCAAAGCGATTCAGCCATTCGTAACAAAGTATTTTAGTCCTTCAAACGAAATTCAAGATATCGTAATCACTCTAGAATCTAAGTATTCCCTCGACTATAGTAATCTGTGTGTTTTATTTTACAGAGGCAATGATAAAATAACAGAAACTGAACTGTCATCGTATGATGAGTATTTAACAAAGGCTAAGGAGATTCAAGAACAGAATCCATCTATACAATTCCTTTTACAGAGTGATGAAACCGAATTTCTAGATTTATTTTCAGAAAAGTTTCCAAATTCGTTTTACTTTAAAGATGAAATTCGTCATATCAAGAAGGCAAATACATCAGTAGATAAAGTATTTCCACAAGATAATTACCAGTTTTCCAAGTATTTTCTGGCCATCACACTCATAATGGCAAAGTGTAAATATGTAGTCTGTGGATCTGGAAATTGCTCAATCTGGATCGCATTGTACAGAGGGAATACCGAAGGAATGTATCAACATCTACACGATAAATGGATCTAATTTATTGATAAACCAGATAAAAGAGCATCTTTTCTAAAGGTCTTAACACGATTTATTGAAGCTTCAACTAAATTTAATCCTACTCCTGATAATTTATCAATAACAGTATCAGGCATTGTTATTATATGACATCCGAGATCAATCGCTCGCTGTATACTATAGACCTCACGGCAACCAGCCCAAAGGATCTTTACATTAGATAACCCTTTAAATGTTGCAACAGCATGTGATATAATTGGAGCACTATCAATACCTGTATCACTAATTGGTCCAGCAAATACTGATATGATCAGTGAATTGGTATACTCCTTAAAAAGCTCATAGGCTTTTGTAATCTGTTCAATTGTATAAATACAAGTACTATTAATATTCATCTTTTTGCTCATAGCGTGCTTGTAAACTTCATTATTATATACTCCTTCTGAATTTATAATAGGAATCTTTACAAAAATAGAAGGGTCAATAGCATAGATACTATCAATCTGACTACATGCTGCCTCTACTGAATCCTCCCAAATCTGAAAGGAAAGTGACCTTCCAGAAACAGATCTAGAACAATTAGTATAAAACTGTCTATATTCTCGTTCAGGACCTTTTGAGAATACAGTACAATTTGTTGTAAAGCCATTTACATAGGGTGATAAAGCATACTTCTCAATAGACATTCCATCATAAAATATTTCAATCTGTGATAGATCCATACTATAGAGTATTACACTGCTTTTTAGATCACTAGCGCGACAAATAATAGACTGAAAGTAGAGCTGTATAGAGTGCTAAATCTTTATTCTTCTTATACAAATAGGGTATTGCTCTTATAAGGTGCGTACTCATATAAAAAAATCCCTTATCAAAAATAGACTCTACTGGTTTATCTAAGTGTTTTGAAAATTCTAATAGAATAGGTAATACAGTTGTAAAGTTAATCTCAAGATTAAATGAATTAAGTTTATATGTATCTTTATCCAGACATTCAAAAAGATGTTCTTGTGAAGTCCATCTTTCATATTTTGCAATAATAGATTGAAAAACCTTTCCTAAATCTAAATAATATGAATCCATATAAGAGGATCCTCCATTGTCAATAAATTTAATATCGGCAGTTGAAGTCTGGATAAGGATATTTTCAAGTGTTAGATCACCATGTATACATTGTATAGTAGATGGAGTATACTCTTCAAGATTAATTGATTCAAGCATATTTCTTAATCCCTTTACAGATTTGGAATTAATTGTAAATGAGATTGAATTAACAATTGTATTAAATAATTCATCAAATTCTTGTATTTCATCAAGTTTTGTTATGATCTTAGTTTTAATATAATTTGAGATCCAGATTGAACCATTAATTTGTTTTGAAAAACAGTAGACTTCTTTAAATAAATTAGAAAAGAGTTTTGTAACAATATCAATTTGTTCAGTTGGCTCTAATACCGATACTTGAACATAGTCTTGAAGGTATTCCATATCAAAATAAAACTCTTCATTATTTTCGTATACTGATAGAATCTTAGGACAGCACCCTTTCCAATAAAAGTTAAATCTGCGTAAATCTTCAACTTGACGTCTTAGATTTTCATAATGAATCCACGTATTTTTTGTTTTCTTAATATATTTTCTAACAAATACAGTGTTATTTTGTTCAATTAAATATACAGATGCTCCTGAAGATCCATGTAGTTGTTTTAGAATAGTAGGAATGAAAGGAACTTCAATAGATCCAATTCCACTATCACGATCTGGTTGATATGCTGAAGCAGTACACATAAGTGGAAAATAGGGTTTCTTATCATTGATAAGGATTCTTTGACCTGATGATATATTTGTTACTAGATGATCATATGGAATTTGTAAATGAGAAAGTAATTCAATCATTTGTTCTTTATTTTTTCTAGCTGTTGTAATAACAATAATAGCATTTTCTTCTTTAATTTTTTTAAGTTTAGAAAGTGAATTCGGTATTATTTTAACTATATCTGGATCGTATGAAAGTGGATCTGTTGTATAAACAAGTGTTCCGTCAAAATCAATAAAATATGTATTTTGTTTTGCTTGTTGTAGTTTATATAAAATAAGTTGATCAGGAGTTCCAAAAAAATATGCAGTCTGTATCTCTACACATTTAATTAGCTTTTGTTGTTTAAGAAGAATCTGAAAAAAAGTTGATAAATGCTTATATTCCGATCTAAAATAAGTAACAAGATCTGAAATTTCATTTACGTAATGACATCCAATCATTCCAAAAACAGACCCTTCGTTACTAGGAGATTCTTTTTCACAGAATTCTACTATTGAATTTGTTTCATTAAGAACAACTTTTCCCCATTCGTGCCACATTGATTTTTTTATTGACCAAATTGGAATAAGAGCAGTATATCTAGACTCAAGTATATAAGGTATAAATGGAGATATATCAATGCTGAGATCACAGTCACAAATAAAAGATGGCCCTTTTATAGTATAGAGTTGAATTGCGCGTACGACTGTTTGAAATGGTCCTTCTGTTTTTTCATTTAAAATACAGAACTCAAATGTATCATTTATAAATAGTCTAGTGAAGGTTGATATAACATTATATTTATTCTCTTGATCTTGCCTAAAAATCAAGAAAAATTTGAGATTAAATTGAGAACGAAGTATATCAAATCGATATTTTACAAGTTCTATAAAGTAGGATTCGCCTATAGTATGTAGAGGTTTGAATACACCGCCAAAGCGAATACCGTCGCCTGCCATTGGAAAAACAATATTTAGTATGGGCCTGCTCATACTGTCTTTTTTATATAAAAAAATGTAATTTAGACCGGCTCACAATCATCAGAACTTTGATGATAAATGGATCTAAATGTTTAGTGATATTGAATAGAATGGATATTAAAGACCAAGATGGAAATCCTGTTGACATTGTAAATTTGGAGAAGCCTGAACAAGATTTAGCAAAAGAATATATTGAAGAAAATGATGTAGTCTTTGAACTCGGTGCGAGATATGGTTCAGTTTCATGTATAATTAATTCACTATTAAAATGTAAAACAAATCAAGTGGTTGTAGACCCTGATGAAAGAATTTGGGAAGCACTCGAACGAAATAAAAAGGTTAATAAGTGCGAGTTTCATATCGTAAAAGGGTTTGTTTCTTCAAAAAAACTAGGGTTAACTAATTTAAATGATTATTATGGAGGTTACGCTGCGACATATATTGATCAGGATGATTCAAAAATACCATCGTACACAATGGAAGAAATTAAAACAAAATATAATTTACAATTTAACGTTCTGGTTGCAGATTGCGAAGGTTTTTTAGAACGGTTTTTTGATGAAAATCCTACATTTTATGATAAATTACGTCTTGTTATGTTTGAAGCAGATTATGTAGATAAATGTAATTATACTAAAATAAGAGATACGTTAAGGATAAAGGGCTTTTTAGAACTAGTTAATGGACATCAAAATGTATGGATAAATCCCAGCATTTGAAATGCTACGGTACTGAAGTTTACTCAAACTGAAGTTGGAGTGTATCGCCTGCAGCTAATGCTTCATCCATCATCGCTGATAATGCGGCCTGCCGTCTTTCCAAAGCAGATCCTTTCAAATTCATAGAACGCCGCTTCCACCACCATTCAAAGCGTAGCGCGTCTCGTTCACACTCGAAGCCACTCACATAGCAGACCCGATACCAGCCTCCAGGAAACTTAGATGTTGCTCTAGCACCTCCCTTAATCTCACCATTGTGCTGTCGTAAACGCCGATGAATATCAATCGTTGCTCCTACATATGTGTGTACAGGGGCTTCTACTGTAGCCAGAAGATAGACTGACCACATCTAAAGATACTGTATACAGTATCTCTAAATGCGTTTCCAAGACTTTATTTGGCGACCTGAGGATGTTGTGACTCATTTACGTCTTCAAGAATTCACTGATGAGAAGTGTATTTTCTTAAAATCAGATTGTCTACATGAAAATAAGCAGATTGAGTGGCAGGGTACTAAGCATCCGCCTTTATGGCCACCCAAGCAGAGAATTTGGATCTCAGGTCGCTCAGATTTGGAAGTAAATGATACTCTGGTTGCTCTCCATACTGACAACTTTGATCGGTGGTATGCGACAAATAATGAGTCTTCAGATCCTCGTATCATTTCAATTCCGCTAGGAATGCAGACAAACTGTAGAGTAGATTGTATTGATATTATGGCAGAAGTTGTACAAGAGCCAAAGGTCGATATGAATCAAGTCTATATGAATTTTAATATAGATACGTGGATTAATGAACGATTTGTTACATACCACTATCTGAAAGACCATCCCTGGGTAACCTATGAATCTCATAATCAAGAGTATATACAGTATTGTAGACAGATTCGTAATAGTCGTTTTGTTGTGTGCCCACGAGGCAATGGATATG